CAGTGCTCGTGGATCCAGGCGCTCAACAAGTCCGAGAAACTGCTCTCGAGATTCTGCAGCGACAATCTCAGCCCACTTCGATGGAGACGGAGAATCCCCTCCGCCTCCCGGTCTCTCAAGCCCCCCCGCGACGACGTCTCCAAACTTTGTGACATAGTCCCAAGCCTCACCAGGCTTTCCTCGAGAAGGTGTGATATTTGCGTGGTGGCCATCAACATCGAATGTATCGTGTCGACGGCCTCGTCGCTTTCGACCAAAATCGAGGAGAACATGGAAATGAGTACCTCCGTCAGCATGAGCTTCGCGGGCGATGATACACTCAGCACCCATTGACGCCAAATGGTCAAGAATGTGCCAAGCATCAAGCCCTTCGCACTGAGCGTATGTGAGGAGGATGTATCTGGCATGGTATGAGAATGGCATGTGAAAAATTTTTTCGGTCCCTGTGGAAAATAATATTATACCACAGGGAACGGGGAACACACGTTCACTATATATATTCGCAAGAATCCCGAGAACCGTGAGCAAAAGTTCCAAGAAATGTCAAATGTTTGCTCGAAAACGCGCCTATCGGCGCTCTGGACGCGGGTATCGGCGCCGTTCCGGCAGTCGGAAAATGACACGTCGGGGACGTCGGTACCGCACTGGGATACGCCAGAAATGGTTTGGGTCGACACGGCACAGGCTGCCAGGTACAAGGGTCTCGAAACTCAAAAAGCGTCAGATCAATACCGTAGCTTCGACGAAAAAGCACAGCACCATGCCAATGGCGATCGCCGATGGTAGTCCGGCCAACACAATCACGTTCGACTCAACACAATACATCATATGGTCCCCATCCAATTTGATCAGGGGTGGGTCTAATAGGCCTGAAGCAACGAACGAGACCGATGCGACGCGAAACAAGCGCAACATCTTCTTTCGCGGGGTAAAGGAACGGTGGTACATCCGCACCGACTCTGTTCCGTGGACTCATCGCAGGGTTGTATTTTACGGCACAGAGCGTATTCCACAGGCCGAGGCGTTCCGCCAAGAGCCAGGATTTCCTGGTGACCCATTCACGACAATGCGACCTATTGGAGGGCGAGCTAATCTTACGCTGTCTGGCAACTATGACCAACTTACGGGGTTCTTCGTTGGCAGTGAGGGACGCGATTGGACCGCAGACATGTTGTGGGCCGCAAAGTTCGACAACAATCGGTATCGCGTTCTCTCTGATACGCGAAAGGTGTTCAACCCTGGGAACGAGACGGGCAAGATGGGGTTGTATAACACGTGGGTGGAGATCAACACACCGTACGCATACCCTGATCGTGAATCTGGCGATGCAATTGAGAATCCACTGCTGTTGGATGGATGGACACAGGCCAGTGCGAAGAGCCCTGGGCAGTTGTACTTCCTTGACATTTTCAGCAAGGGCCCGGCAATCATTGGTACGGGGCCACTGTTGGTGCAAAACCAGGCAACAGTCTATTGGCATGAGAAGTAGTTACATAATGAGTGATTCTGTTACCTCCACGAATACAGCATTGCCCATAAGCCAGTCCTGATCCGCCTGTAGCATGTCGCATCGAGGATCAGTGTTGGAGATCCAAATGCTTGGCTTACCCCACCTAATTGTTTGGGGATCCCGGTAAAGCCCCTTAACTTGGAATTCAAATTGGCAGCCTAGCCAGTTCTTGAAAGCGGGGAAGAACTTAATCCCCCCCTGTATGTCGTCGAACACGGCATACTCAGCCCCCTCAGCTTTGACAGCTTCTGCGTACGAGTAGAGGCCACAGAAGTACAAGTGGGTGCCTATACTTCTACTCCACAGGGTCTTCCCCATTCGGGTTGGACCGTACATGACGAGTGAAGTTCTCCTATAAACAGTTAGTACGAGGGTAGCGTGGGAGGGGTACGGGGCCCCCCCTTGGAGCGACCGAGCAGTTAGCATCAGCACCCGCAGGGGATAGCCAACATGTGAACTGGGCCAGCCTGCCCGGCGCTTGAGGGCAAAAAGGGGGGTCCAGGGGGTCTCCCCCGGTGGCTGACTTACCTACCTATCTGGTGTCCGCCAATATTCTCGTCAACCCACGCGCTAAGACTTGGAAAGTTTGCTGTGTCGAACCATAACTCGGGTGGAGTCTCGTATGGAGCTGGGTCGACCCTGAATCTCCAGTCGGCGAATCGCATGATGTTGGAGTGGTTGAGTACCAGTGCTCGTGGATCCAGGCGCTCAACAAGTCCGAGAAACTGCTCTCGAGATTCTGCAGCGACAATCTCAGCCCACTTCGATGGAGACGGAGAATCCCCTCCGCCTCCCGGTCTCTCAAGCCCCCCC